TTATTTAAGTGCCATCTATGTATATCTTCTACCGTACATACACTTGCTGCAGCATGATGCAAAAATATATCTTCTGTTTTTGTTCTCTTTGTCATTGCTTTAAATTGTAAAATTGTTTTTATAATATTCATTATTCTATTCCTCCTTGTCTTTGATTACTTTCTGTCCTAACAAGTAAGTTCCTATTACACCTTGCACTACTGCAATAACTTGTACTATTTGTATCGCATAAGGTATTGTTATTCCATCAACTGCATTTATTCCAGCAACTAAAGCACTTATTATTGCCAATATATTAGTAGTGTATTTTGCTATCTTCTTTATCTTTTCCATACTATCCCTCCTAATCGTGAGATTTTCTCATTAAGTATTCTTCTATCTGATTTATTCCTTCGGTAACAGGACCGTTACAGCCCTGTTCCTTTAATCCTTTTAAACATGCTAATACTCCATTTACAAGTATTAATCTTTCTTCTTTGCTATCTTTAACTTCGCTTTTGAGTACACCTACTTCTACTTTTAGTTCTGCAATCTCTTTTGTGTTGTTAGCAATCTTGTCAAATGTACTCTTCTTTATAAGGTCATATATTAATTTAACAAATCCTATTATGATTGTTATCCCACTAATTACTCCTAGGATTTGACCTACTGTTATATTCTCCATTATATATCCTCCGCATCTTTAAACTTGTCTGTAGTTTTCAAATAATCGTAATAGTCTTGTATTGTTTTATTTTCATCATACTCTGTGTTTACATATGTCGTATCTATATATACGTTCATTTGCTTATCCTCTTCTTGCGAATTATAGTAGTCTATTTCTTCTTGTCTTTTTTCTTTTGATGTATAACTTGCCACCTCTATTACTACTGTCTCATTCGTTATCTTATTTATACTAACAATTCTGTGATAGCTTACTGGTATCCCATTTTCTAATTCTATTTCTTTTTGTAGTGCCATAACTACCTCCTATTTATATCCTATTACTTTATATATTGATATTTCATTTTCTGTCCCTATAGTATTGCTTCCATCGTTTTTAAAATTAGCATAATATGTAAGACTTTTTGTTATTGAAGTCCCAGATATGGTAGCAACTGCATATACCATTTGAATTACACTAGCGCTTGAAACATATTCTCCGCAAACCAATCTAACAGCCTTGCCATTTGGAGATGACACTTTTACAGAAGTTCTCTCTCCACCTTTCCCATAAAATATTTCTAAGTAGTTAAAATTAGCAGCTGTTTGACTTAATGTTACTGTTCCTTTTGCCCCAGAGCTATTGTCATATAAGCTAATAGGTTTGCATTGTATAACTCCTTGGTGTGCATAGGTTAAATTTGAAGTGTTATTTGAATTATGTGCACCATTCCAATACGAAAGTGTTCTTACCGTTGGTACATAATCTTGGTTTGTATTATAGTTTGTATGTGATTTGCTTGTTAAATTGAATATTCCTCTTGTTCCACTGTCCTTTAACACTTTTCCATTTATACTTAATGTTCCACTTGCAGTTTCTATAATCCTACTTGTATAATCAGCTGTACTGTTTCCAAAATGGAAGTCTATATATGGTGTTGTGTTATATATTTCTATACTTCCATTTCCAACTCCAACTCGTGCTCCCGATGCACTTCCTGCTCTTAAAGAACCATCTACAAAAGTATCCCCTCCTACTTGTAGCATTCCTCCTTCGTTTGTATCATATATCTTTCCAATAGACATGTGTTTTCCATCTGTCGCAAAGTTCATTAAAGCAAATGCTGTTCCTATGTTTATTGTTTTTGTTACTGTGGTAAAATAATCTTGTGCTTTGAATGTTACTACATATGAAGATGTAGTAGTTGCGTTCGCTATCGCACATGTTGCATTTGATATTGAATAAGCATCTGTTTTTGAATAATGATTACCAGAACTTACTGTAGAGGTTATAGTAAAGGCTTTATTATTCTTATTATTTAAGCTCGTTATACTTGCACTAAATACACAGTCTATTTGCGATTGTGTCGTAGAATTTCTTTGTGCTGTGCATACTGTTATCTGTGGTGCTTGATATGCTAAAACTGTGAATGTTTTTGAACTTGTTGCTGTTCTTCCTCTACTATCTGTTACTGTTACCTTACATGTGTTTGAGCCACTCTGTGTTAAAACTCCAGTTGTTCCTGTCGATGAATTATATGTACTTCCATTTATTTCTACTTTGTAGCTCTTTATTGTACTTCCATAAATTCCACTTGCTGATACTGTATATGATATTTTTGATTTTTGTTGTATATATGCTCCAAATTTACTTGCTAGTCCACTTACTGCTTCTGCCAAGGTTACGCTTGATATTGTTGGCACTGCACTTGAAGGCATATTAAGAGTTATGTTTTGTGAACTGCTTCCTATCTTTGTACTTCCATTATATGTATCAACTGTTATTGTTCCTGTTCCACTTGTTGCATTTGGTATCTGTGCCCCATATGTTGATAAGCTTGGAGTAAAACTTGTACTTTCTCCCACATTTGTTTTTGTTTCTGACGCACTACCAAATGTTAATTTTACTGTATGCGTGAAGCTCGAACTTGCTCTCGTTATATTTACATTTATAGCACTTCCTATGGTGTTTCCACTTGCACTGAATGAACTTGCTCTAGGGATTGTAGTTAGTGTCATTGTTCCGCTTGCACTACCAGAATATGGTCCCCATCCATTACCTTGTGCTAAGTCTGGAGAACTTGCTGATACAGAAACCGTTTTACTTCCATCAGAATTATGCGTTACTGTTTTACTTGCACTTCCTAAAGTTACTGTGTTATACTTCCCTAATGTATATGCCCCTGTTGTAATAGAGTAATTTGTTCCATCTATTGTTATCGTATGCGTTGCACTAGCACTTCTTGAAGCTAATGCCCCTGAATAATTAGTATAAATCTTTAATGTTGCTGTAACTACAGAGGTATTATTGGCTATTGATACATTACTTTCTGTTACTTCTAAATAATATGTATAATAGTTACTGTTTTTACTTACGCTACCATTTATTGTTGCCATTCTTTACCCCTCCTATTTTACTTTCCCAAATGTTACAGAACCATTTGATAATGGTGTAAATCCAAAGTTTCCAATTATCAATGCTGTAAGTATTTCTGCTGTTGTTATATACAACTTGTTTCCATTTATATATGCTACTTTATTGTCATTCTCTGTAAATGCCATTTCCTCATTTGTTAGCTTTACTTTTAATGGACTATTACTTTCTCCTAGTTCAAGAGTTCCTTTATTATCGTTATTAGCATCTAAATAATATCTTAAATACCTACTTTGATTTAATTCGTTCTCTTCTACTTGACTGTTAGTTTCATCTATACTTTTACTTAAATTTTCTATTTGTAATGAAAATGAACTGCTGTCTTGTTGCATTTGAGTTTGCATGGTATTTATTGTTTCTGTATTTTCATTTATTGTAGTTTCAACATTCTGTACTGTGCTTTTTATTCCTTCTACTGTTTGTTCTACTTCTGATACTTTTTGATTTTGATTTTCTACTAATTCAATTGCAGATGTTATTTCTCCATTAATCTTATCAACTTTTAGTTCTACATTCCTGAATTTGTTTTTTACATTTTGCGTATTCTTATATTCTGTCTGAGTTTTAGTTAAGGCACTTGTTTCTATACTTCCAGTAAAAGCACCATTATATGTAAATATATGATTAAACACATAGCTTATATATGTATCATCTTTATTGTCTTTTATGTAAATCATATCCCCTGCATCTAAATATGGATATCCATAATATTCTGTTTTAAATGGTAAATATTTTACACCTCTTAATGTATTCCATAATGGTTGTATTGCATTTTCTCTTTCAACTTCATTTGGTAATAAATAGTTGTCTTCTATAACAATTTCAGTAAGACCATTTTCTTCTATACTTTCATCATCTTGCACGGTTGTATTTTCTCCTTCAACTTGTGAAAGTCTTATTACCAAGCAATTGACTTCTCCCCATTCATTGTTTTTAGCAAAGTCTTCAAAATAGTTATTACCATCTATTGTTTCAACAATATCCTCGATTGTTTTCTTTAATGAAATTATATATGGCTTGTTATCTCTTCCTATTCTTACAAATCCACCAGCAAGTTGGGCAATATTGCTTAATACTGTTCTACATGTTTCATTGTTTGTAAATGGATTTCCAAGTATCATATAATCTGAATTTGTAAAATTCATATTGCCTGGAACTAATCCTACTTGATTGCAAACATCTTGAAATAGCAAGCCTGCTTCAATTGGATAGCTTACTCTATCTATATAAGGGACATTAAATTTAATCATGTAGTCATATCCAATAAAATTTGTTTTCTCTTTAACTTCTTCATTATCTGGTTTTTGAATTAGGAAATTCCCAAATGGGACATATTCATTATCTATTCCAGCATATGCTTCTATTTCCTTGTTTTCTAAATTAGTTAAATTGTCGGGGTTTATTATATTTACTGTTATCTTTTTACTTACTGTTGAACCTATAAAATTGTCATTGACATAGCAATTATCTTCTATTGTAAAATCTACTAATTGCCCGTTGTAATTTTCCCCTGTTAAATCAACATTATCTTCAACAATATGAATTTTGCCCTGTCTATTTAGTCCTACATTTGCTTTACATTTTTGTTTAAATTGTTCGCTAACTTCGTACCTATTTTCACCTACAATTCTATTAAACTAATGTCCATTGGTTCATACAAAATTCCTACATCTGTCCTATTCCATTTCATTGTTACACTTCTATCCCCTCTATAACAACTGGCAGTCCTAGATTGCCCAGTAAAAGGGTTTAAATATGTTACGCTTAATTCTCTTAAACCTATAGTAGAAAAAAAATCAATCATTTCTGAGTATGTTAAAGGTTTGGTATGTAGAATAATCTTGTATTTTTCTGCAATTGGATTATAATGCATAAAACCTTTTGCATTTCTTCCACTTTCTAAAGACAAATCGTACCATTCTACATCGTAACCATCATCTTTTAAGTATTTAGTTAAATTGTTTCCATCTACTGTTATAATATTTTCTACATACCTACTTTTTATCTCCTATCCTATTGGCACAGGGAAAGGTAATTCTCCTGTTTGCATTACATAGTCTTTAAACCCTTGTGATGCTTTTTTTACAATTACTCCTTCTTCTGCCCTTGCCTCTATATTTACATTTAACTCAGTTTGCTTCATTGCTTGTCCAACAGCTTCTGCTATTCCTTGGATAATATTGCTATTTACTGATAAACTACTATTAGCACTAATATTCCCGCTTATTGCTCCGTAATTTACATAACTTGTAGCATCTATTGAAGTATCTTTTGCACTTACTTGAATACCATTGCTAAGTTGTTCTATATTTGAATTTATGTCTAGTTTGTTTAATTCAGCTAATGCTGTGCCTACTAATCCACTAGATACTTTTTTTACTTCTCGTGTCTTCTTTTGTAACCCTATAATGTAACCTTCTGTGAAAAAGTTACCCATTTTAATTGTTTCTTTTGCTGGTGAGCCAGTTTTCTGTGCTTCGTTTCCACCTTTTAGTGCTCTTTTAATTAGCTGCCAACCAGCATTAAATGCTCCTTTTGAAGCTTCATCACTTGTAAGAGATGATAAGAAACCACTTACAAACCATTTACCTATCTGTTTAGAACCACCATTGCTATTGCTCCCCGCATCAGCACCTTTTCTAGCCTCTTCTCCAACATTGTAACTTACATTGTATGCATTATTTCTTTGATTATTTATTTCATTGATTGCACTTTGGACTTTATTTCTAGTGTCTGTATCCATACCATTCATTGCATTATTAAATGCGTTTTTAGCATTATCAGATAAATTGAAATATGCCTTTTTAGTACTATCGTTCATCCCATCAACTGCAATTATGTTTGCCAATAATTTGCCTTTTGTATCATCTGGCAAATCTTTTATTCCTTTATTAAATGCATCTGACGACCTTTCAGACAATGTAGTCCATGCTTTTTCAATGTTTGGTGTCATGCCTTCGGTGTTTGTCAATATGCTTAGTATTGTTGACATTGCTTCTTGGTCGGTATAGTCCATATATGTTTCAAACTCTTTATATGAGCCCCTAGATAGCTCTGCCCATTTTTTTATAATTATAGGGGAGTTATCTTTAATTGTTGTTGACATTCCAAGCATTGCTTTCTTCGTATCACTATCTAATTTGTTGTAATTCTTCTCCCAAACATCTGCGTTCTCTTTCGCTATTTTGCTCAATGTTTCAGTAGTAATTTGCTCTTCTTTTATCATTTCTTGCGTAATAACTCCAGATGTCTCTACCATACTTCCTGTTAAATTCTTGTTTGCTAATTCCACGTCCTCATTGCACTCTAATAACTGGTCTCTCAAATCATTTACCGCATTTGTGGCTATTTGATAATTGCTAGTAGCCACCGCTATTGAGCCTTTATCCCAAGGTCTCTCTTGTGTTATTTTTTGCATTTCTTCATAGGCTTGCTTTTGATTTTGTATTGCTTTTGTTAATTGATTTTGTGCTGTTATTCTTGCCTTTAAGGCTTCTTTGTATAATTCTTGTGCAACTTCTTGCTCAATTTCTTTTTTCCTTACCTCTATAGTTTTATTAATTGCGTCTTGTAATTCTTTATTACTATTAATAACTTCTCCATTTTTAGAAATTATCTGTCCATCTCTTGTTAATTCCATATCGAAGCTATTATTTAATTCTTTTAATATGAAATCTACTCTGCCTTCATAACCTTCTTTTACCTTTCCATTGGCATCTACTAATGTATTTAATTCATCAGAAAGTGTTTTACATAAGGAAATTTCTGCTTTATTACTTTCAACTGTTTTATCAAGGTTTTCTTTAAATTCTTTATAAGAAGATTTAGCTTTGTTTACTTCTTCTGTCATTTTATTTAATTCTTCTCTTGATAATTTTGTTATGCCTGCCCATTCAGTAATTTTAGAAGTTAAATCTGTTACCCACTTAGTCGCTCCTTCTCCAACTCCTTTTGAGCTCACATTTATTGTTTCCCATAAACTTAATTTTTCTTTATTGCTATATAATTCTTCTTTATATTTATCAAAATATTTATCTGCCCATTTGCCTTCTTGTGCTATAATAGTTACTCCTGTAACTATTAATGAAACACCTGCGGCAAATTTTAAACTTAATGCTGAACCTGCTCCAAAAGATTTTGCTATACTAAATGAGGCAGCTCCTGCTTCCAATGCTCCTATTGCTTCTTTTACAATATCATCATTATTTATTCCATCTGCAATTACTTGAATACTTTGTATAGCTAACATTACTCCAAGACCAAATTCTAATCTTTGTAATTTAGTCATTCCTTTTCCCATTTTTAAATTTTTCAAAATTGTTGCTATACCAAATGCTCCTGCCCCTGTTCCTAAAAAAGTTTCAATTAAAGTAAATATATCAATATCTCCTTTTAACAAGTGCTGAGTTCCCATAAATTGAGCTATAATACCAGTAATTGTTAATGTCATGCCAGTAGCTAATGTAAATGCTTTAGTTTTATTTAATACTCCAAGGTTACTTAAAAATCTTGTTATTGTGTTTGATATTTTCCAGCCAAGTATAGTTGCTCCTATTATTTTTACAACATCTAATATTTTTTTGAAGTTTGTTAAACCTTCGCCAAGTTTCCATCCACCGTTGTCATCTCTCTCAAATCCAAGCCATTCTAACATCTTATCTCTTATTTCTTGTGCTTTACCAGAAATACTATTCATTTTATTGTCCCATTCAGTCAAATTAGCTAGCAACCTACTATCTATTCCGTTTGAAGCTCTACCACCTGAGCCAGACCCACTAGAGCTTGGTAATGTTATATTGTTTATTTCATCAAATCCCATTAATTGCTTTTTAAATTCTTTTGCTTTTTTAGTAGCATTCCCTAAATCTGAACTTACATCGCCTATCCCAAGTGTATCCGATAAATTTGAAGAACCCCCTGTTTCTAAGTCATATCCTAATAATGTTGCAAAAGCCTTTAAGATTTCTTTTATAGTCATTATTATAGCATTTGCATAAACTATTATATTTCCAAATAAGCTTGTAGCAAAAGAACCAGCTACTTGTTTTAATTCTATTAATTGATTTTTAAATACTCTTATTTGGTTCGCTGGTTGTTCAAATGTTTTAGCAAAATCTCCTTGTGCCTGACCTGCTTGTTTCATAATTGCGAGGTATCTTGCCACCTCTTTTTCTGCATATGTAAGTTGTTGAACACTTCTTTCTATTCCTCTCTCATCTAATACTTTTTGAAGAGAGCTTTCTGAAATATCAATTCCTATATCTCTTAATGATTTGACTTGTCCAGCTAAACCAGATTGTAATTTCTTCATTGCATCATCGACATCTAAATTATATAGCGATGCTATATCATAGCCAGCTTTAGTTAAACTTTCAGACATTTTATAAGTATCATCTAAATTTATCCCTTGTGATTTTAACATGCTAAAATACATGGCTTGATATTGTTTCATTTCAGATTTGTTTGTTGCAAGCTTATCATTCATTTCATCTTGAAATTTCATCGCCTGTATGTAATATTTACTTGAAGCTTCATCTAAATTCCCATATTCATCTACTACCTTACCCATAGCTACTTCAAACAAATTATTTGTTTCTATCATGTCTATATTAGCGGAAATTAAATCTTTTGCAACCCCTAACCCTTTTTTTAGAGCTAAATATGAAGCCCCCAAATTAAATGTTTTTTTAAATGCATTAATCATTTTTGTTGCATTATCTGCATTCTCCTTTAGTTTATTATTGCTTGTAGCCCCAATAGAACCATTTAAAGCGGTTGATAACTGGTTTAAAGAACTTATTAAATTTTGTATTGAAGTTTGTGCATCTTTAACTTCTATTTCTACTCTATTTTCTAATGTACCTACATCATAATTGTCAGACCTTATTTCCACCTACTTTTAATTGTTATTTAATGCACTTTTCATCCTACTTAGTGCATTTTTAATTTCTTGTTCTTGTTTTTCTCGTTCTTCTTGTTCTATCTGTTCTTTTGTCTTTTCAAAATCAATTGGCTTATCTATATAACTTTGAACAGGTTGCCCCTGTTTTCTTCCGAAACAGTTATATAAATTTGCACTTATTGCATTATATATATACAAGCCCGTTAACCAAGCATTTTGATTTGCTATTTCATTTTCCATTTTAATTTTGTCCATATACGATTTTCGGTATGTCCAAAGTAAGTTTGGTTCTTCATTCCAAAACTCTTTTACAGACATACCGAATTGTATTGCTAATGGTAGTAGATAGTCATAAAAGAACTCTTCCAAATTATTATATTGTTTTAGTTCTTCCCCATTTTTGGAATTATCTACATTTCTATTATTTTGGCTTTTTTCTTTTTTTTCTTTCCATCTGGGGATTTTATAAAAGCCACAAATTGTTCTGTAAGAAATTGTATTATTTCATCAATTTCTCCACCTTCATTTATATATTGTTCCATTATATCTAATGCTTCTTCTTCTGTTATTCTTGGTTGTTTTGCTAATAAACCTGTAAAGAAAAGTTTGCCTGATAACGTTAAAACTTTTCCACTATCGTTTATAACATCTAACCCCTTTTGCTCTGCTATTAAAGCATCTCTTCTTGTAGGAAAACCTAACATTAATTTTTTATCTCCTACTTCTATTTCTAGCAATTTACTCCTAATTCATTCCTCCATTAATTTTTATTTTACACTGATGGTAACAATGCTGTTACTTCTGCTGCTGTTTTATCTGTTATTTCTGTTGCTACAATGTGTAATGTTGCCTCTTGTGCTGAACCAGCTCCAAATTCATTTTTCCATGTTTGAGCTGTCCCTTTTATATATGTTCCAGTGCCATCACTGAATACTACTAAAAACTCATGGTCATTACCATCACATATTGTTTTTACTTTTTCAAATTTTTCAGCTGTTCTATTATATGTGAAGTCTTGTTCTGGTGTATCAACCCTGTCAGCTATAAATTGTTTTCTTACACTGTCAAGCTCTGTTACTTCAATGGTTCCTCCTGCTGAACCACTTGCTGGAACATTTTTTATACTTATTAATTTTTCATATGTTTCTCCACCTTTTACATAAAGTAAAGTGCCTACATCTGAAATTGCAACTGGTGCTATTGTTTCTCCTGCCCTATTAAATTACCTCCTATAAATAATATTATTTTCATCTAATTTACCTGAATATTCCATGTGTTGTCTATCCACATTCAAATCAATATTCGGTATTTTTCTATTTTGTTTTCTTGTTAATCCATAATGTTCATCAAAAACATCGTTGACTAATTTTATTAACTCTTTTCGTATTTCTTGTTTTGCTGTTTCTTCTGTATCTATTGAATAAATCTCAACTTCATAATTTATTCTAAATCTTTGGTCTGTTTTATCTAAATTTTCACTTACTAAATTGTCATCTTCATGTTCTATAATTACTAATGGGAAAATGCCTTCTTGTTGTGGAGTATCTTCTAAAACAGTAGGGTTATATAGAGAATTCGCTTCTATATATCCTTTTGCATATTCAAATATTTCATCATATACATCTGGAATTGCCCTTTGTTTTCACTCCTTTACTTACTAGCATTCTTAAATTCTTCTTTTGATATTTCTTCAAATTTTTCTTCCATTCTTTTAGAGGCATTATGGAATTTTCTATTTGCTGGAATGCCTTTCGTCCAATGATATTGTCCATCCTTGAAATATACCCAGCCTTTTTCTCCATGTTCATTTACATCATACTTCCAGCCAGATTTTTCTAGATATTCTACTGTATGTGGGTTATTCTTTCCTACCACACCTGTCCCGAACTCTGCAAATGTTTCTCCTACTTCATTTGTTCTTATTCCACCACTTACCTTTGAACCAGTATTTGTTATTGGTAATAAAGTTGTTGATTTGTGATTATCTTCTAACCCAACTTCTGAAATTCTTTTCACAATATTCTCTGCCACCTGTGGCATTTTTGATGAATATTTTTCGAGAAATTCCTTATACTCATCAATACTTTCTAAAGATAAATTCATTATAAATTTTGCATTAATATTCATGTCTGCCATAATAATTACCTACTTTTTATTGCTAATTATTTTTTCTAAATATATTCTTATGCATTTATTTTGATTTCTTGGTGGTAATAACCTGTAGTTTGCTTTTGAACCATTAACCGTTTCACCCTTTGGGGTTACTCCATCTAGGTAAGCTACATCAAACTCTTTAAATTTTCCAAAATATTTTTTATACTCTATTAATGCTTTTTGCATTAAATATGCATTTTGTCCAAATTCATGTAACTCATCTTCTGCACTTACAGGTTGAACATTCCATTGATACTCTACTGGTTTTTCGTACTTAGGTCTGCCATACTTATCAACTTCATTTGGTATTCGTTTTGCTATCCATATTGTTTTATTCCATTGTCTTCTCATATCTTGGGACACCTGCCTTTGCTGGTGGTAATTCATTCATTAAGTCTTTAGATAAACCTGCTTTTGATTTTATGATAGTTAATCCATTTTCTGAATACTGGATTATTCCTTCTTCTCCCATCATTCTATACATTTCTATTGCACATTTAGTTTGCCAATTTTTAGCCCTATCATTTGGTAATTCTGTTATTTCTGGATTGTAAGGATAAACTAATCTAAGGTATTCATACTTGGCATCTTCAAGTTTTATCTTAAAAATTTCATCGTATTCATCATTATCTTCATCTTCTAATATTTCAATTCTCATTTTTATTAGTTGTTGTTCTTCTGTAACTGCCCTTAGATTAGCCCCCTTCTCTTATTTATTCTTTTTATTTTCTTTCTTGTCTTTCTTTGGTTTGTCTTTTATTATCTCAGCTACTCCTGCTTCCACCAAAACTTTTTCTCTTTCAGCAGGTACATCTAATTCAGTACCTGCTAAAATTAATTTTTTGTTCATTGTGGTGTCGTAGTATGCTTTTATTATTCTTACCATAGTCTATTTCACCTCTTAGACTTCTGCAACTGTTACAACTTTTTGTCCTACTGGTGCTGTAAATGTTGTAGATAATCCAGTGATTTTTCCGTGGAAAGCTTCGTTTGCATAGTCTAATCCAATTTGTCCAAATAATTGATATTTTTCTCCTGCTCCTGCTTTAGCAAGTGGTTCTAAGAAGAAGTTTCCTTTTCCTGGTACTACTTGTTCAACTGGTGCAATTACATCAAAATTGAATAAGTATGCTGTTCCTTCTGGAATAAATTGTCCTTGTGCAATATGAACTGTAGCTGTTGGTAATAAAATGTCTCTTATTTGAATACCATATTCATTACTTCTAAAAGCTCCAACTTCTACTCCCATTTCAACTGCATTACCAACTATTTGGTTTAATTGAGTATTGTTTACCCATAATGTTAAGTTTGAAATATCTCCGTTAGCTTCGTCAATTTTTTGTACTAATTCATTTACTAACCAAATATTTAAAGCTTTTCCTTCTGCTGCAACAACATTTGTTGTTATAGCTTCATCCATACCTCTTGTTTTATTAACTTCTGCATCTGTTGTAGCTTCATTGAATTTTCCTTGAATAAATGTTTTTTCAATAGCTCTTGATAATTTTCTCATTTTGTTTGCTACTTGGAAGTCTAATTCGTTCATTGGGTTAGCTCTTTGACCTGCTATATTTACTCCTGATAATGTACCCATATTGCTCATTTTTGCATAGCTTATTGCAACTGCATCTTGGAATATTTGAGTTACATTATATTTTTGGCTTCTTGTAATATAACTAGCATCTGGTGCTGTTAAAGAAGCTGTTTCTGATATACTTGGTATATCTCCATCTTCACTTGTAAATTCTTGTCCTAATACATATTTTACTGAATTTGTGTATTTTGTTTTTCCACCTATCATTGATAAGAATGGTGTTCTTGTATTCCCTTTGTTAAATAACATTCCAGAGTAATTTAAAACTCCAAAACTTTGAACTGTTCCTGTTGTTTCTGCCCTATTTAATCTCCCCTTTTATTTTTTTATTTTTCTTCGGCTTGCTGTATTAATCTCGAATAATAAGCCATATTCACATAATCATTTTTCTTTGTAGCTTCTTCTAATAATTTTGTATATTTTTCTTTTTCACTACTTGTCCCTGCATTACCAGCAGGTGGTGTTTTTGTCCCTTTTACTATATTTTCTTTGACTTGTTTCTCAATAGCTTCTTTTTGTTTTACTAATGTATTACAAAATGTTTCTGCTAATGTTTTTGTTTTTTCCAAGTCAGTTCCTACTATAGTGTCTAATATTGAAGAATAATCTTCTTCTTTAAACCCTGCTTTTGCAAATACATTTTCAGCTTTCATCCTACTAAATTCTAAAAGCATCTTTTCATTTGCTTCTGCTTCTTTTTTAGCTTGCTCTGCTTTCTTTTCATCTTCTGTCATTTTACTTTGTTTAAATTTTTCATATTCAGTTGAAAGATTATTCTTTTCTGTTGTTATTGTTTCAACTTCCTTTACTTTATCTGAATATTTTGATGTAGGTACAAAATTATTCCCTACATAAGTTTTTATGGCTTCTGCTTTTTTAGTTTCATCTAAATTAGTATCTGCCAAAATTTTTTGTAATTCTTCGTCCCTAACTTCACTCCTTCTCACACTCACGTTTTTACCGAGCCGTTCTCGTAATTTGTGTGGCTAACTATTAACCCTCGTTAGCTGAGATTTTTTATTTTCTACAGGTTGCTTATTTCCTTCAACTGACTTACTTTCATCTATTTTATTTATAGTTGGAAGTTCACTTTGTTTCCAAAAATCTGAGCCGTAGTATTTTATAGCTTTAGCATAAACATCGCTTGGGTCTGAGAATAATCCACATGTTGCAAATGCAACCTCTGGTGGCACTTGTGCACTTTGCATATTCATCAAGCCTTGTGTTTTTGTTAATAAGTTGTCTGATTTATTTCTTGTAAATTTAATGTCTATATCTTGGATTTTCAATGTAGATAACTTGTTTTTATATTTGCAAATGCTTAATACTAATCTTAAAAATTGTCTTTCCGATTTTTTAAATGAAAGTTCATCTTGCTTTGCTCTTTGGTCTGCCATAGACCATCCTTCTCCTAGTAGTCTTGCTTGCCCCGTATCCCCGCCAGATGTTTTTTCGTTCATTCTAGGTATTCCACATATAATTAAAATGTTATTATATATGTCATCTGTTACTAACTTTGTATCGCTATGTTTTAACTGTTGTGATAGTAATTTTATATCTGCTGGCTTATTAGGGTCTGATGAGTTTATTTTAACAGCACCTAGAGCCATTAATTCAATAACATCATCTGCACTTACGTCTTGATTTACAAAAACAAGTAAACTTTGAACAAATTGTTCAATATCATCTAAATCCGCCGACTTTATTCTATTTATTGCGTTTAATCCAGACATTACTAATTCAATAAGTCCAAGTCTTGAAGAATTTAATGGGTATTCTATAATTCTGTCTCCTTCAACTATTAAAGGATAAGTTTCAATTTCTTCATTACTTAGTGGTAATGGTTGCTTTAATAGTTCATAATTCCCCAGGCTTTCTTTTATTTCGCATGTAAATTTGTCTGTATAAATTGTTATAATTCTATATTTATTCGTATATTCTAATTTTTCATCTGTCTGTATATTCTCGCTAAAATAACTATAATGCCCGCTGAATAGCTGTTCCCCTTTTATCCCGCTAGAATACACTACAAATGTCCTTCTTGGGTCTGGTATTGAAACATCAAAAGGTGTATCTTCTTCTGTTTTATTTACATCAGTCCATCTATATGCTGTTCCACATATGTACTGCCATTCTGCTAATTCTTTATCTAAAGATGCTTTATCTTTATTCTCCATAAAACCATTCAATGTCAAAATATCAGGGTTTATATGGCTATTGTCTTTTTCGCCTTTTTGAACATATTGTACTGGTTCTCCATATACATATGCTTTCTTAAATTCAACAATCTCAAACGCATGATTTTCTAATACTATATTATTTATTTCAGGTCTTACATTTTTTTTCTTTTTTAAAATAGGTTGCATGCCTTTATAATATCTATATAAATAATCTATTTCTTGTGCATTTTTTTCATGTTCTGTTAAGACTTGTGGTAAAACATCTCTTATTTTTTCAGCAGTCAATTCTTCCTTTGTTAATGATAAAGTTAATTTTCTTCGACCGAAGAAAACTTTATCAGGTTCTGACATTGGTTCTACTTGACTTGCTGGCATATTATTTTGAATTGTTTGTGTAGTTTCTAAATTTTCTTCTGCCCTTTTCCCCTCCATAATATTGAAGGAGCATAGACTATAGTACTCTACTGTCAATGCTCCCACTTTGCTATTAATGGAGTGAATTAGTTAGATACCGTAATCCCTCCACTACTTTATTCGTACCTTTTGCCCACTATATAAATATAGTTCTCCTTAATATATTTTATCAATTTGTTCTTTTGTAGGCAAATGTTTTGTTGTTATGTAAAGTCGATATTTTCTATTCAAGTAAGGCATATCAGATTGTTCTTCATATTTGAATTTGCTACAGTCTTCAACATATATTACCTTTTGACCATAAAAGTCTTTTTCTTTTACAATGCTTCTCATATATTCTTGTTTTTGATTCCCATATCTATATTTAAAACATTCTTCCCAGTTTTGGCATTTCCAACAAATATTTTTTATCCTATTATTCTCCTTTAAAACCCTAGACTAGCTCTATTTATCGCTTGTGGTTTGCTTGGTTTTGCTCTACCTAGTATTATTTCATTCGCAAACATCGCCATACTATCTGGTGCATCATCATGCTTATTTGGGAAATCAAATGAATAGGTAGTAAAATTTTTCATAAATTTTCCATAATTCGAATTAGGTTTATATAATCTCTTGTCTTTGAACAAAATAAACTTTTTGATAATACCTCTAGCATCTTTTATACGTTGTTCTTTTTTTACAGTATTGTATTTTTCTATAATTTCACAATATCCGTATCCTTTTGCTTCTAGCTTTTCTTCTAATAACGTCTTTAATGATGTATCAATGTTATTTTCAATAACAAATTTTGTGATTGTATGCTCTACTATTTTTTCTACAATGGTATCGTATAAGTCTGTCATAGCCTTTTGTTCAAAAATACAATCTATAAAATAATATTTATCTCCATCTGTCTTAAATATTGGCATAGCAACATTATCTTTCCCTCTTCTTGCAGGGTCTAGGACTGCCAAACAATATGGCATACACATATTTTCGCCCTGTTCATTTAAAGGTAATTCTTCATAATGTTCTAGTAAATCATCGGCAAATTCCAATCCAGTAGGGGCAATTGGCTCTTGTTGATATACACAACTAAACAAAAACTCATCCGTTGTATCTCTTAAATGTCTTGCCTCTTCCGTTGTCATTACAGCAGGGCAAGTACTTTCATCCTCTTCATCCAACAATGGAACTTTTATAAATACAGCATATCCGTCTATTGCTTCCATTACATATTTTTCAAAGCCTTTAATTTTACTTGGTTGCATTATATGAGACACTTGTATATCTTCCATTACACGGTTCAAAATATCTTCTGGCGACCACATTGTCCCTACAAATATATATGTTACGCTTGGGTCAGTTCTTCTATTAAACCATTCTGTTTTCCAACTTTCATATATGCTTTTGTGTATTTCGCTATTAGTTGCCTCTTCTGCTCCTTTTGTCATGTCATCAAATATAAGTGCTTTATTGGCTCTTTCTCCTGTGCTTGAACCACCTCTAGTTCTTGCAATGTGAGATTTTTGTGAACCACTGTTCTTTAAAATCCAATCACTTTCTTTTTCTTTTTCAAATGGTTTTCCGCCATAAATTTTAAATTGTGGAAAAACGTCACTAAATCTTGGGCTTCTTATTATTGACTGTATTGCTCTACTAAATCCTAAAACCAATTCTTCTGAATAAGACCATCTCAATATGCTATTTGTAATATCTACTCCATATAGCCATGCACTAAAATTGTTTAATGTATAACTTTTGCCATACCCTGGTGGGAAAGAAGCTTCAATATATTGTAATTTTGGGTCGAACGCACATTTATTCAAGAAAAAGACGAACGGTTTTAACACATTTCGTCTATTCCCTAACACTCTACTATCTATTGGCATGTCCATTTCCATATAATCTATAAAGTGTTCTAATGACCTACGACCTGCAAATGCATATGCTTTTTGCCACAAATCCCAGTATTTCGTCCTATCAATGTCATCTTTACAATTATAAACTCTCTCTTCTAAATATGGAATTAAAAAAGTTATTGAATATCTACATGCGTTAGACTTTATTGCTTCTTTGTTTTCATCATCTACTTTTGGGCTATCAAAATATTGCAATAATACACTATAGAGATTATTGCACATTTCTAGTCGCGTAAATTCATCAATCTTTTTTTTTCTCAATATTTTAATTATTTCTTCTATTACACTTTTGTAATCTTGCCTAAGTTACTCTCCTGTATTTTTCTTGCTTTCTTTACGCTTGGAACCATTCTAACAAGGCTGTTTTCTGGCAAATCTAAACCTATTTCAATTTTTCTAGCCATTATTGGGAACATGTTACCATTTAAAGCTGCACTTAGGTGCGACCTGTGTACTCCTGTTATTCCCTTGGCTTCCATAGCTCTTATTAAATCCATTTGGCTCATTCCGCGTTTTTTTAATATTATTTTTATATAAGTTGTTACATCTAACCTGTTAGTTATCTCCTTTGGTACTCCAGATTGGATTTGAACCAATGACCAACTGCTTAAAAGGCAGCTACTCTAACCAGTTGAGTTACTGGAGCATATATGGGGCAAATGTTCAGAATTGAACTGAAACCTACAGAGCCACAATCTGTCGTGCTAATCCATTACACTACAAAAGCCGTTTATGGTGCGGAGAATAGGAATTGAACCTATGCACTCTGGGCTTCAACCAGATGCTCTACCAGCTGAGCTATCTCCGCATATATGGAGTGTCTAGTTAGATTTGCACTAACGCATAAATGTTTTGCAGACATCTGCCTTACTATCTTGGCTATAGACACATTTGGTGACTTGGTGAAGTGCCGACCTTCAAGCATTTTACTGCTCCACTTATTTTCAAGACAAGGTCCAGAGCCGTCTGGAATACCAAGCCATTTGGTGGGGTTTTCATCCACCTGGATTTCCGAAGAAAATCTACCTCTCTCTTGGCGACAACTTGTTGACTTGCACAACATACCAATAAAGGTACACATTCTTTAGCAGAGAAGTCCCACACTTTGTGAGTTAAGTTGCCATATTGGCGGATACAGAAGGGTTTGAACCTACGACCTCTAGCTTAACAGGCTATCGCTCTACCAACTGAGCTATGTATCCATAGTGGTTTCCGTATCTTGGCTCGAACAAGAACTCTTTGGGTTCAAAGCCCAACGATTTACCAATTAATCTATACGGAAATATATTTGGTTGCGAAGCATCGGAATTGAACCGATTTAATGTAGCTTATGAGGCTACTAAGATACCTTACCTACCGCTCGCATGGTATCCGTACAGGGAGTTGAACCCTGTCCTCATGATAGAAAGTCATGTGTATTAGCCATTTTACTATACGAACATATTGGAGTGCCTAGTGAGATTTGAACTCACCCCACCAGTTTGGAAGACTGAAATGCTAACCACTAACACCATAGGCACATAATTGGCACAAGTTAATAGATTTGAACTACTACTGACAGTTTTGGAGACTGTAGTGCTACCATTACACTAAACTTGTATTTTAGAGAGCTTTGAGGCTCTCTATCTTTAGAAAGGAGGCATGCTAAAATGCCAAACAGCAAACATGCTACACAATAAGCCTGCTTTGCTAGCTTATTATGCTGGTCTGAATGGCAGGATTTGAACCTACGACCTCATGTTCCCAAAACACGCGTGCTACCAACTGCACTACATTCAGATATGAAGAGGACTATAATATAATCCTCTAAACATTGAACTGTAATTACATGTTCAATATATTTTACTGGTTGCAGGGGGAAGAATTGAACTTCCAGCTTTGGCTTAGGAGACCAATATGTTACCATTACACTACCCTGCGATATATTTTTTTAATTCTTTTTTCAATTCTCTTTTTTGTTTTTGCCTGATAATATGATTCCCTAGTCGTCTGTTTCTCTTTGCTTGCCTACCAGTACAGCCACAATTAAACAAACTATAATTATATCCTAAATATTTCTTTACATATCTGTTTTTTACCATTGTTATCAACTCCTTATTATTTGATAACGCACCCTCTTTCTTTAATAAATTAGTAGCCGTATAAACAACAAACTTAGGCTATTCCCACCCTACCGCTCTGGCTTCATACTGACTTTAAGGACATACAGCAAGTCAATATATAGGCGAAAGTTTTGTATAACACAGAATGTCGCAATTTATTCGTTATACATATAGTTGATAGTGGTGCTTACTAAAGGAATTGAACCTCCACCTGCTCATTACAAGTGAGCTAGACTACCATTATCCTAAGCAAGCAGATTTTGTGATGATAACCTACCTATACATCACCTATCTCACCCTAAGCCCTTATGAGATTTCCGCTATTCCCCCAGTCCTTTAGATATATATAACATATCTAGTAGCCGTTAAAATCTATTGTTTAAATCTTTAATAAATTTATTATAGTATGTTGCCACTTCGTGTTCCACAATGCAACCTCTTGCTCTATGCCAATCCTCCATAAATATAACAGCATCAGCTTTGCTCATTGCTTCTATTGATTTTGCCAGATAATACATTGCAGTATCACAATCTTTCGGTGCTTCTTCTGTAAAAATTGTGTCAATAACTTCATATCCTTGTTTTTTTAGTTCTTTCACAAGTTCTTCTCTTTCACTTTTTATCTGTTCTGTAGTCTTGCCGCTCATGGGTTGACTAATCATTACTTTCATTTTTATTATTTCTCTCCTCTTCATTTAATTCTTCTAAAATTTCACTAAACTTCCCTAAAGTCCAACCATATAAAACACACTTTATTACTATTACGCATAGCCCTGGTAATAAACATGTCCCCCAGCTAAGTGTAATTAGACCAAATATTTTAGCAACAACTAAAATGATTGATATTGCATATAAAAATTTACTCATTATATCTGCACCTCCCATCTCTCCATACTGCACAATTTTCTTTTAAACATTGGCTATTGCCCCACACTTCTTTTATTACTGTTTTTGTCGTTCTTTCTAGCTCTTCGTCATATATATTTTCTACTTCCTGATAATGGCTATTTTGATTATATGGACAATTCATTCTAACTCACTCCATTTAATATTATTTTTAGTTCTTATTCTATAATTTTTAAACATCCTTTTTAACACTTTATTTACTCTTGTGCCTCTACTAAATAGCCATGGATTTACAAAATATTGCACATTTTTGCTGTTTTTACCTTTGTAAAGAATGTCTTTGCCAATTAAACTTTTGATAGTTCTATATGCTTTATCCCTACTCATTCCTGATAGTCCTACAAAGTCATCCATATCAAGCTCTTTCCCATTAATATTTTTAATACAACAGTCTTCATAGCCAACATATGGTGCTATTGTGTATAAAAAAGCTTTCTCATAAGTATCTAACTCTTTCATAATTGCTTTTAGTTCGGATATGTTCCCTTTGAAAAAAACTTCAACTTTCCATACATCATATTGTCCTTCGTCTATCTCTTCTTGTCTCTTAATAGCATTACTCTCTTTTATCTTCCCATAAGCTTTTACAGATGCGTTCTTCGTGTATTTAATTCTGTCTCCTTCATTTTCGTCTGCTAATATCTCTCCTGTTGATTTTTCTATTAATGCTCTCCTAAATTATGTCCCCTTTGTGCTTATTTGTCTTTGTCAAAGACTGAACAAATTTCCTTCTAGCCTTACTCGCTCTAAGCTTTGAACCCTATTTTTTAAGTTTCTATCCCTCTATAATAATATTTCTAGTTCATTTTTTGCTAAAATAAACAACAAAAAGAGCAATAAATATAGATAGCTTTACCTATATAAATTGCTCCTTGTTAAGCTGTTTATATGATTGATGTTATATTATCATATCTTTTGCCAATTGTCAAGTATTAAGTTGTGTTATTGGAGAAGTCTTTTTATTTTTCAGAGAAATTTATGATTTTATTGAGAAACCTTTTTGTTTTTCAGAAAAATTTATTGGACTAACAAGCCCCCTCCCTGTGCCCTTCAAAATAGGGGTGGGGGTGGCTTTTGGTTTATTGCACCAAACACGAAAAAGCTACAAATCAACAATGTCAATGTTTATAAAGTTTTATTTTAAAAATTAATGTAATAATTAATGCTATAATATTTTTGTTGTATATATATAAATTTGTGAAGGTAACATAAATAAATATAAATAAACATAAACAAATATAAATAAACATAAATAAAAATAAATAATCATAAATAAACAAAT